ATCAGTATGCTGAAAAATACAACCAGTCTGATACCCGTCTGCTCCATCTTCCGGAACAACAGAACCAGAAAGATACAGCAACCCCCGGTTGTCAATAACCGGCGGCTGCATACGAATCAAGCTACAAGTTCTTCCAATCATGCCCATTACACTACCCCTTTGTTAAAAAGTTCCCAAAACCAACTACCACTGTATCCCTCCATGACTACAAAACAAAAAGTTTCAAGAGGGCCACTATGGCGATGCCACTAACAACAAATAGCACCCATACCGGAACCCCCAACAGTTTAGCCCATTCAGTAAATTTCGACCCGAACATAATTTTCTCCCTTGTGTTCATGTATTATGTATTAAGTTCAAGACCTTCCATCGTTTCGTATCCCAAAACAGCATTTCCAGTAGCAATGGCATTTATGGCCCCTCTTGCTTTTACGCCATATGCCTCAAGTGAATCCCCCACAGCGATTAAAGACGCACCCTGTAGCGTTACGGCAGTTTCTCCAAATCCAAAATACGTAGGATGAGCACTTTGCAATTGAATTACAATATGATCTCGGTTTGCGTCAGCAGTCACAACAGCAGCGCTGGCGCCGCCACCAGTCAATGTCTTTGTTCCAAGCGCCATTATAACTTCCTCTCTGGTATTTTTATTGTTTCGGCCAAATCGACTGAGGATTGGTCCACCACGCCGGCCAGTTCAGTACGTGTCTATATTCAATATGAGTGCCTGTCTCAATTCCCCCAGCGGCCGTTCCCTCGCAAACTGCACTAACTGCCAATCTGGATTTTGCACCCATTATCCTAACTGAATGTCCTTGATTCCCTAGACATATACCCTTCCCCACTTCAGCAGTTTCTCCATAAGCTAACCATACAGGATATGAACCATCTTCAAGCAATGTATGCAATTGAATCAGATATTCATCCCGATATGGATTTGCTGGAAGTATTTCCAGCACAACATTCTCTTCTAGTTCCCAACTGGACGCTGCCATTATAGAAACCAAATAAAAGAACCGGGCCGATACTCTACATCCTCACATGTTTCGATTCCAATGTCCGCCACACCACCGGCATACCCATATACCGCCAAACGTGCTTTTACTCCCATAACACGCACTGAACATCCGGGTACAATCAACAAGATTCCAGCCCCAGCTATCGCGGCCTCGCCAAAAGCTAAATATACAGAATTAAAACTTTGCAACTGAAGGGTCAAAAAGTCTCGATGTTTATCTGCCGCTATAATCAGTTCACTACTCCCACCGCCGAGCGCCGCAGTTGATGCTGCCATTACCACCTCCCTTTCTTACTTTTTTGATTATTGTTTCAAGACTCTACCAAGCGCCTCAAGCCAGGGTATGCCTTGAGTTGCTTTACCTCTGAGTGCTTCCGCTCTTTTCCTTCTGATTTGTTCCGGAGTTGGCTGAATGGTTTGAACTGGCTTTCTCATTCCGCGCAGTTTTGCTTCCATCTCTTCATCAATTCGCCTCGATTCAACCGCTGCGGCTTCCGATTCAGTTAGTTCCCTGCGGCCGGCACGCTTTGTCCAATCACTCTTATTGGCAACAATCTTTTTCTTGGCCATTAAACAACCTCCCCTTTGTATGTGACTCCGGTCAGACCCCTGCGTATTCTTATCCTTTCGTCGGGATCTTCAATATGTCCCATGAATCCAAAGTTCTGCGCTCCCCGTTTCATATCACGGGCAATCGCATCAAGTATTAAGGATTGATACGCCTGAGTATGCAGTCCAAGTTCATTGTTCAGTCTTTGTTCGGCAACCGATAAGCAACTCTCAATATACAATTCTGAAAGTTGCATTCCCCCCAGCGGATATGGGAGCAAATCCGTCAGCGCTCCACTGTAAGCTTCGTATGAATAAGTAAGAACAAAAGACGTATCCGGTCTAGGCCAAAATATAACTTCCCACCGCTGACCAGTGGCGCCTGTTGAAGATTTGGGTCTGACTGCGGCATACACCGGGACTCCAGTTAGGTCCGTATGCGCTCTCATTTCTAAAATGGCAGATTCTGAAATCACCATAATTGGACTTCTGTGTTCATCGGCAGCGTGTTGGAATGATCCAATTATTCGACCAAAGTTATCAGGCAGTGTGTAGTTTGCAGGATTCCTACCAACATAAAATGTCAATGAAGTCCCATCTCCGGGAGCAGCCGAAAGTGTAAGATCTCCAACGGCCACAACGTCAATATCATAAGTACCCAACGTAGGCCCAGTTCCCGCCGAAATAGTAACCGTATCAATGGCTGCTGTTATTCCATATGCAGTCCAGTCAGTATATGACGCAGAATCAAATTGTAATGTTGATACAGCGCCATCAATCCCACTTGCACCCAGATATAGCGTGGAAGATGGTCGAAGCCATGTCCATTCATATCCTGCCATTCCTTGCGGAAGGGCAATTGGATAATAAACGCGACGAATACCAGATTGAACAAGTGTTTCTACTTCGGTATCTTCTGCGGCAGAAAAATTAGCTACAGTTCGACCGTAACCTAGGTAGAATCCGACCTCACTTTTTAATTCTGGAAAACCTATACTCAGGCCACTTTCGGCCATGGTTTATATCCTCTTACAAAAGATAAGCCGCCGAGAGCGAAAGCGGAAGAGAGTACACTCCCGCCCTCGGCGACCAAACTCACCCTACCCCAGCTACGCGAGTACCGGTTGTGTGATCGTGCATCCTTGCAAGAACCACGCTCCGGTCCATTCCAGCGTACATTGCGTGTTAATAGACGCAGCGTTCGTAAATGTAATGGTGGCCAAAGCACTATCGGCAAGGGCCGGAGTACGACCGGCTGTAACGGTGATTACAAAGTCACTGGTAGTAATATCGGCCGTAATTACACCAAACTTCTTTCGGAGACCTTGCTGAGTTCCATTTGCCAGCGTGTAGGTACAATTTCCAGTTCCGATAGTAGAACCAGTAATCAGCGTGGTCCCGCCTATCATTAGCGTGCCAATGGCATCGTTATCCACTAGGGCAACTACCTCAACGCCGCCGGACGGCGGACCTTCCTGAAGAAGTGCCAAGCACAACTGGGCAGTTGCCACATAAGTTGTGGTCTGAAGCGGAATCGCAGATCCAGCGCCCGGAAGACCGGCATATCGAAATTGTCCAACAGCCGCGGTGGTTACATCGAACGTAAGCAACCCAGTTCCGATTACCGTACTGACCGCAACAAGAATGTTGCATACACTGCCGGGCCGATAAATCTCAATCAACTGCCCAGTGGAGACGGCCGTATAAGCACGGCCTGCGACTCCAGCAAAATACTGAGCGTTGGTGGTGCTGGGGTTTGCAACTCGATTAAAACGACTCGGCTCACGAGTAGTTGGAGTGCCATAATCGTAATTATAGCATACTGCCGCTCCCTCGGCCAATGCGCCAGTGCCGCCATACCAAACCCATTCGCTGACCTGGCGGCCCTTATCAATATAAGCGTTCCTTGAAGTGTCCATCTTTTCATACCTCTCAAAGTGTTATTGTTTAGGCTTGGAAAATATCGAAATAAACTTAACCGGCGTTGTGGAAGACGGCTTGTCTCCGCAGATTAGTACAAATCATTTGAAAACTAGCATCAAGATCAACTCGGCGAACATTGTGCATGTCGGGCACCTGATATGGTTTCGTCATCTGATTTTCCCATCCGGCCAAAACACCGATTGCAAACCAATTCCAGTCCAACATATACACGGGGTTTTGAGTGTCGATATCAAGTTGCGGAACCCACGTAATAGGAGTACTCTTGAAATTAGCTCGCCCATCCTTGCTGGCAAGATCATTTCCAAGATTCATATTTTGCTGCTCAACAAGTTCTTCCATTAGTCCAATTACGGAATCAGTAGTATAGATACCATTCCGCATTGCACCGAGAGTCGGCGTGGCATGTGAAATAGGAGAACGAAACTTAGTTTGCCTATGGCCCTTGCGCATCTTGCGAAGAAGCTCTTCCTTGGAAACTGCAGTATAATCGTCAGCCCAGTTTGCCCATCGACCATATACCGTTGAATCAATGCTACCGCGGCCGAGGGTAAAGCCAGCAGGATTTTCTCCATTAAACCCTTCAGTAGCATTCTTGATTACCCAATAGGTAACACCATAGGGAGTTCGTTTATCTGCACTCGTGGCAGGCTTGCTCCACAAAAATTCTTCGACCTTGCTGTACCATGAAAACATCATGGCAATATATCGGGTCTTTACAAGATCAACAATCGTAACTCCACCCTTCTGGAACGATGGTTCGTGCAACTCATAGGTATAATGAGCATTTACATGGCGAGGTTGAACCCTTCCACGAATCATGGTGTCCATAATGGCACTGCCGTCAGTTTCATACAAACCAACAGCACGAGCACTATGATTGTGGTCAATTTGTGCTTGCCACTCCCAATCATCACCACCGTTAAAGACCTTCTTGCGAGTCCTCCAAAGTTCACGAACGGCAACGAAGTCCTGGAGATCGGTTTGAAGATCCAGGAATGCACCGCGCTTAATAAGGTTTTGCTGCGTGAGTAAAACCGCATCATCGATATCCGCATAGGCCAAAGACATATGTATACCCCTTTTTTGTTAAAAATAAGCTACCGCTTGAAGAACTTTTCGTCAAGCATCGCTGCAATTTCGTCTTCTGGAGAAGCAACGCTTTTATGTGACGTGCCACGAGCACGCTGAATATGTTGAGAAGCCTGCTTTTCCAAATCTCCAGAAAGTTTTCTTTCACCGATTCTTTGAAAATCATTTCTGAGAACAATCATCGAAGCTGAATCAAACAGTTCATCTCTTGGAGGTGCATTTATCCCGCTGGCATTGTATCCAGATAGCATAATTGCCATTTGTTTTGCAATTGCCTCACGATTGGAAAATTGCTTTGAATTTCTGTTGAGTGAACTATATTCTCCAACCCCCAACGAATCCTTGAAATCATCACCCAGAGATTCAACCTTTTTATCAAACCAGGAACTGACCTCCCTGACATTAGCATCCTGCACGCCAATTGCCGTCTCTCTGCTTCTTTGTCCAAGTTCGGCAATTTTTACTTCCTGCTTCCTGATAATATCAGTCAGTTTGTCGAACGCTTGTACGACTTCTGGCTCATATACTTCAGGGTCAAGCTTTGGAAGGCCAGCGAATAAATCCTCTTCGCCTTCTGTTTGAGTGAAATTATCATCACTCACTTCAGACCGAACAAGAAGATTTTCTTCTACTCTACTGACAAACTTCCCAAGCGATTCGCTGTCTGGAAAAGATCTCGCATCAGACAGCGACATGCCAGCGCTTAATGCTCTGGCGAGTACATTTTCGTCCCACTCGACTGCTCTTTTTGCACTTGGATCAAGTGCGGGATCTCCCTTAAATTCTTCCTTGTCTTCCTTGTCATGTACTTCCGACGGATCGTCTTTAGATACATTTTCGATTTCCTTATCAACTTCAACAGGAGTTTTTTCATCTACGATACTATCCTTTGATTCAGTTGTCTCTTCTTTTGGCTGTTCGGCTTCAATTTGATTAAGTACTTGATCCACTTCTTTTGCAAATGATTCTGCATCAAATGACATTTTTCTCTCCAATTGGGTAAGTATTAAACATACGAATTTCTATCGTGCATCCCTCTTATCTTTAATGCCCTTTTCCGATGCGCAGCAGATGTGTAGATTGGATTCCCATCTTCCGATACTTCAGTTGGACAGCCACGGCCCCTAAGATGGTCCCTCAATTCATTTGCCTGATTTGCATTTACACCAGACGCAATACACTCAAGCGGCCACGGCCTCTTTACCCTATTTGAACTCCCCCTTACGGACAAAAACATTCCCGATACTTCAGCAGATCGGTTCCTATAATAATCATCATTATCAATCAAAACCTTCTCTGGCGCTTCCCCTCTGGGAAATATAAGTTCTACAACCCCAGATCTCTTGTTAGTTGAATAGCAGTAAACCGGCATGTAATCTCCCCTATCTACATAGCCCCACTATTCATTATAACATAAAAAAACAATAATTCAATACAAAAATGGTGATATTTTATGTTATCTATTCAACTGTACTGCCTCTGAGGGCTGGGGATTGCCGCCCAAGAGGAGTTCCTGCAATACCTGACTTGATCCTGATTGCGTCTTCCCGGGAGTAGTTGTTTTGCTGTATGTTCTGGTTGTATTTGCTGGCATTCCATTATTGCCCGATTGTTGCTTTTGACCCATCCTGTCATTTACAAATTGAACAATTTCATTAAGTTCATCAAAATCAGCATACTTTGCAACCATCCCTAAAATTGCCTGAACATCAATAGATCCACCATCAGCCTCAATTGCAGGCATAAGAGGAAGAATATAGTTCTGCATAATCATTCCAAGTTTCTGTAACTTAACAGATGGAGAATCGTCCTGCATACTATAAACATTTATGTCAATATCATACATTGACAATTTTCCCCGCTTACTACTTCTATCCCATGTAGTCGATAGTGCCAAGCCAGTTCCGGGAATCGGCTTTTCAATCTTCCGTTTCTTTATCGGATTATTCCATTCGTAATAAACCAAATCCTTAAAGATTTCCTTTGCAAAATCAACCACTTTTGATGCCATGTCTTTCAATTGCGCGCTTGCCGACTCAATAAGCATCTTGTCCTGCCCAAGGGTTTGGGCTTGCGGAGATAGTCCGCCAAGGGCATCAATGTTTCCGGCAAACCACGATGCCAAGTCCTTTGTGGCTAGCAAGAACGCAAGGGTTGACTGATCTATCCCACCGGCCTGAAGCCTCGTGGGCGGAGGACCACTGTATACAATTCCGTCTCCATCCTTCGCCTTTTGGAAATTTTCGACCGAATCGTTGTCGCCCTGAAATCCGAGAACAGTTTTCTGTGCATCTGCCGCATCGCCGACTTTTCGATACAGGGCATTCGCAAGATCATGCAAGTCTCTCCATATCGCAACTGGCGGCATGGGCAAGAGATTCCCGGGAACATCGTCAAATCCGAGTATATGATATGGCCCCCTTGGGCGATCCTTCAGTTCGACTACCTTCAACCTTCTATCTTGCTTTACACTATATGTTACCATCAGCCCTTCGCTAGGAATCCATATATCACGAAGCCATACCTTGTCTTTAAATAAAGAAGCCTGCTCTCCTTGTGCAATTTCCTCCGCCCTTTGCTCTCCAGCTATTCCCATGGTTGTATATTCATCGTGCATCAATCCATTTTTTGCATCTTTATCGAACCAATTATCTTCCATTACATCTTCATAATTCAACCAATAGCCATTTCCAATATATTGAATGTAATCCATATGCTTTGCACTCATATCAATAAGTAGATCATCAATTGTAACGATGTCTGCAAATGATTCTCCGTAAGAGTGTCCAAGAATTTCTCCCACCTTATGCAAGCCACATTTAACAATTCCAATCGAGAATATCGCCTCAAGAACCGCAAGTCTGAACGTTTGTTGAAGATTTATTTCATCGGGGACTTGATTCACTGCAAGTTCGAGATTTTTTGCAGTTGGGCGAAGATCTATATCTTTAGATGTAATCATACATTTTGGAGCACGCGCAGCGAGTCGTCGAAGGAAGACATTAACTGCAAGCTTAATAAAGTTTACAGGAACTCGTTTCCTCGCTCCGTCTTCTACATGATGATACCCCACAAGTTGCCGTATTGCCTCGATTCTCTTTTTTCTTGGAAATTCCAATTGCCTATCCGACCATTCGATACTGTCCTTCAGCCTTTCAAACTGAACAGAGTTCATTGGGTTTGTCATTTTCGCCATTTTACCATCCCTCACTTGCTAATAGTTCACGACCCGGACGAGGTTTATCTGCCTCACGCATTTTCAATCTCCAAGCAAGAGAGCCTATTGGAATTTTCGGCTCTTCTGGTTTTGGCTTGGACGTTCCTTCTCCTATTAAATACCACGCTAACGCATCTGCAATCACACGATCACCGTGATTTGATTTTGCACCAGTTGGATCTGTTTTTGAATTTTCCCTGGCATGACACACTCCAGCCACGGGATCAAAAATATATTCAAGACATTCTTCTAATGCTTCTTTCGATCTGTTGCAACATTTTCCATTTTCAATTCCATCTCTATATCCGCCTAGTAAGACAGACTTTGTGTCTCTCGTGGATGCCCATCCTGGAATTTCAGATGTTTTTCTGCCGATAGATTCTATTCGCTGACGATAATAAATGTTACCATATCTCAAATCCATAATCTGCGATCCAAATTGTCGCCCTGGACCATTGCTCTCCCATATGATCTTGGGATTCCCCGCTCCTGGGCCGCCCATCCAGCGGCAGATTGCTACCGACTGTTTTGCAAACTCTTCTGGGCGTATGTATGGATTCGCATATTCGAGCAATTTTTCATGGGTAACAGAATCATATAAACATAATGCAGAATTGCTGTTTCCGGTTCCTGCGGAAATATCAACTCCTGCAATATATGGATGTTCCTTTGGCGGCTTCTCGTTTACATCAAGTAAAAACCAAAATCTCAAGTGTCCGGATTGGTCTTCCCTGAACCTTATCGGATCTCCAGTCGTCATGTCATATTCAAGTTCTCCAATAAACGTTGGCGGCCTCGCAAACCTGCGTATAGAATCCTGAACAAGTGCCGCCTTGAAGTATTGATATCCAGATCCGCCAAAGTCAATATCCCACTCTTGTGCCATTTCCCTTTCTGATAATCTCGTGCAATCATAATCATAAGCAATTGAACGAAGTTTTCCATCAAGAATTGGCTTGTAGTCCTTTGGATATCCTTCATTATCAAGTATTCTCAGTAACCCATTTTCGTCAGTAGTGTAAAGTCCAATTCTCTTTACTGGATGGTCCGGCCAATGGAGAATGAGCTTTTTGATTTTCGTTTCGTGAATATCAAAATAGGCATTGCCCGTCCCAAGCGGAGTTGAATTGTATATTCTTGAATTAGTTGCCCGTGCAGTCGAAGTATTTACTGAACCACCCTCTTTGACTGCTGCAAACTCATCAAGTAGAATTGCGGTACGTCTGTCTCCCCTCGCAACTTGTCCAGTTGTTGATTCTCCATCTATAACGCTTCTCGTTTCGGGATTGAGAATATGCATTTTAGTTCTGTGTTTATTTCTATCGTATCCATTTGGCATTAACCAATAAGGAAGATTATCGTGAAAGAAATCCATTTTCCAAAACAGACTCTTTGGGTTCTCGCTTGAATCTACATAATCTTCAACACGAGACACCATAAGGAAAGATAATCTTTTCCAATAATGCCACAGCCACTCGAATGCAAGGACACATAACCACGAGGCGCCCATGTCCCTAGATTTCTTGATAAGTAAATCCTCAGTTCCAATACTTTGGATTATTTCAAGAATGCAAGTTTGCTGAAATGGGTAAAGAATAAACGGCAACTTTGTGAACGGTTGCCGTCTGGGGTCATAAGTATACCCGAACCCATTGATATAGAAGATAGGATCAATTGAGCAAGCTTCTTTAATGACATCAACAAGGGACGGATTTTCCATAACCCTCCGATGAACTCTGGCTCGCCATCGAAGATTTTCTGCTAAATCAGTTGGAACCCTATTGGCAAATGGAGTTGATATCTTCAAGTTGCCCCTTTTCGCTCTCAGCCCACACTATTCTTTTCCGTAAGCTCTAAGAGTCGCTGATACTTATTAAGTACATTATCAATTTCTAACGCAACGCCAAGTGCATCTCCAATGATTTTATCGAACGGTTCATTTGGACATACTAAAGCTCGCGTTTCCAGTAATTTAATAAGAACAGGAATCTCGATATTCACAACTACTCGAATTGTTTCTTTCATTTTTTCCCTTATTGCGTCAAAGTAGGTTCATTAGACTTAAACGTACCTGGCTTCGCATGAAGCTCAAGTGGAATTTCGTCTATCTGATCTTCGGTTGGCCGAGCAAGCGTTTCATCAAGCAGCCACATCAGTCCGATCTCTCCGGCCCACTCCTTGATCGCACGGGCAGGAACTATCCAATGGAAGCTATCGGAAGATTGCAATCCAAGGGTAATCATGCCAATATATCGACCGTCAGATTTCAGCGTGACCATACCGCCGGAACTGCCGCCCAGCGCGGCGGTATCTGTTTGATCGAAGATTCCATGTTCGCTTCCGCCGCCAAATCCGGCAATCCGAACTCCAATGCGAGAAACTATACCAGAGGTTAGTGAGCTTGTTCCGCCAAGGTCTTTCCCTCCAGGCGCTCCGCAATGAAATACTTCGGTTCCAACGGCAGGTATCCCATCCAGGAAGAACTTAGCGCCAACAGAAGAAAAGTCGCCTTTGCGAACACGCAGAATGGCTATGTCCCGCCGCGGATCAACACTTAGGACTTTGGCGTCATACTTGATTTCCCCGATTGCCCGACCATGTTCAACTTGCTCCTGAATTATCTGGGCATCACCATATCGAACGATTTGCTTTGTGGAACCATCAATGATTACCGACTTGACCTCACGAAGGTCTTCGATAACATGGTGTGCGGTAAGGACGAATGCCGCGGGGTTTCCGTCTACTTCTGAAATGAAAATCGCGCCAGAGCCCTGAACGCTGCCCCCACCGGAACTTGAGCAGTACACGTTCACACTGATGCGCTGCAGCATGGGTCCAATATCTTCGGCCGAAACACACTTGCTGCAAGCCGACAAAAAAATAAGAATCAACACTGACATTGTAAATTTTACCTTCATTAACACTTCCTCCTAAATTTAGTAAATGGACTAAACATTACTTAATTCTCGTGAAATCAGCATGCACACAATTGATGCATTCACGCACCTTCTTCGCTATCAAGCGAGTCCAGCATCTCGTTAATTTCATCAATTGAACGTTTGGTATTTTTTTTGTTCAGTTTTTTTTCGTCCGAGTCCTCTTCCCTTTTGGTCTGTATCTGTCCAAGCCTTGACATGAACTCCTTGTTGTTATCTCTTGCCTGCACATACAAATAATATGACCCCCAATTTGGACAGAAGTCTGGCTCTCTTCCGGTTGCGGCATGTTCTCCTGCCCTTGCAAGAGCCCATTCTATTTGGTCCTTATAGGAAGTCTCCCTCTCATCACACTGAATATCAGGATGGGTTAAATTCTCACCATTAAGTCTTTCCGCCTGAATGTCTACTAAATGATGAATCCTCGGGTTGCTGCCGAGATGTAAATCATCAGCCTTTACATCAAACTCTCGGAAAAGTCTATGGAGCAGGGGGAAGTCCTTACTGGCTTCGATTACTGCTTCTTGCTCAGTGTATGGCCCACGAGAAGCAAGTCTCTTTACTAATGCCCCCCATCTGTTATATTCTATTTTACTTCCACCATCATGTCGCCAAAGTGAAGACCGTACCTGCTTGACAAATGACTGATAGTCCTCGGACTTTGCCTTTGACCTTGCCATTTACCCCTTACTCCTTACCATGAACGCCTAACCCTGCAACATTCGTTTAGTGTAATGATTTCCCATGCAAATTTGCGCATGAAAGTAAACACGCAAGTCAAGATTTTGGTAAATGGGTAATTGGCCATTCTTTTTGTTTCTTTCTTTTTTGTCCAGTTGCAAGTAGTCATTTTGACTCTCGCTTTCATCCAATCACGAACAATTTCATCAGTATTCAAAGTTTAAGTTTCCTTTTAATTTTTAATGACATTGTTCAATATGTCATCTGCCATATCGCAAACGCCGGCAAGTGCATTAGTAAAGCCGCTGAGGAGTGCGCTTCTCGTATCTTCCGCTACTGCCCTTTTTGCATACTCACGAATAAGTCTGTCAATGTCGGAAACAAACTCTTCGACAAGTTTTGTTTTCTCAGTCATCTATCTTCTCCTTTTTCTTAAAAGATTTTTTCTTTAATTTTTTTTCCTTACGGTCTTCCTCTTTCTCCCATCTTTCAGCAATATCAGGATGTTTTGCCCAAAGATATTTTCGTTGTTTTTCGGAACGAAACGGCGACATAGCAATTACTCCAATGAGCACGATTCGCAGCAATCATATCCAACAGCACATTCGCGGCAGTCATATTTAGCATCATGTTCAATATTTATTACTTCCTCGACTGCACATTTGAGGTTGCAGAAGTAAATATCCCCAAGCTCAAGCTCGTTTGTATCTGCAATTTCAA